TAATGTTGAGACGAATGCCATACCAAGAACTTTAAAGTCTCTTCTATACTTCTGTCTTTCATCTCCATACCATCAGGGCCGATAATAGGTACCCACCTATGTAACGCATCGTGCTCTGTAATGGGCTGACCAAATTCTGTCTTGACACATACACCTTGATCAGCAATCTCGCATTCATAACAAGTAAACGTCCACGCATCGGGTGCTATCTTAGCTCTGTCATCATCAGATAGTTTCTTATAATCTATACTGGTAGATTTGTGTTCAGCACTGCTAGTTTGCTTTAAGTATTGAGGCCTGACTTCACCCACTATTTTGGTGTGTATACGCCTATTAACTGCTGATGCATATCTAGCATACTTCTCAAAATCCTGCGTAAAACTATTTGAAGCCCATCCTTGAATTAGAGCTCTATCAAATAATGTACCTTTTTCTTTAATATCTGCACCTAATAATTCATGCGGAACGTTATTATCACTCCTTAAAACCCAATCGGCCATATTTAAAAACGACGCACTAGTGGTTGCATCAGCATGCATAGCCGCTGAATCATCAATCATTATTACTGTTTTATGATTTGCCCAACCGGACTGGAACTTATTAGCTTGATTGACATAATATACATACTCTTCAGTTGCAGGTATACTATTACTTCTTGCTATTGTATGACACATTAATTTCAACAAATGGCTCTTACTAATACCAGAGCCAGAAGTCAAAATGAAGTGATAAGGCTGTATTCGAGATCCTGTTTGAGCTTCAACACGCTGACATTCAATCTGAATACTGTCAACTTCTTTAAGCCAATCATCAATTAACTTCAAATCTATGCCGCGCTTTGATTTGCGAATAGACTGGAGATCTTTCCTTAATTGCTCAACATTATGTAAAAAACCATAATGCTTATAACCTTTAATGAATTCTAAATCTCCTGTAGCATATAATTTGAAATCTTGACGAACAACTCTGACTCTATCAGATAAACTGTCAGTCAACGTTTCGGTGCTCAAAAATCCATCCATGACTCCATCTTTAATAAACACATCGACTCCATTAACAACATAAGTCACTGCCCATATAATGCACTCAATAGGATTGCCTAGGCCAGA